TGCATAGTCTAAATCATTGTAGTTCACATTTGATATAAAGCACCCGTATAGCTCCCAAGTTTCAAGAACGTTAGGTGTATTTGCACCGTTACCACCATCTAATATTTCAAAACGGGTAATAAACTTATAATCAATACCTGAAGCTGCACTTGATTGTTCCATAAAATCAAATTGTTTTTGTACTTGCTCGCCTACAAGTTTTGAAACTGCACCGTTTACATCATCACGCAAGTTTACTGTAACCTGTTCCCAAGTATGTTTTCCTACTAAGTATACTTTACTGTTATAGATGTCAATCATGTTCTCTTCAAATGTAACACTCGGACGAGTAATATTCATTATTTGTTTTGTCATTTCAGTTCTAGGTGTGCTTACACCAAAGTTTTCAAAACTAGCTCTAAATCGATATTTAAGTTTAGGCATTAACAAGCCTTGGCTTGCTGCACTCTGGTCACCGTCAATAGGTACTGTAAACTTTGTTAATGATGAAACTGACATTTCATTCTGCTCCTAATCTAATTATAAAAGTATTTATCAGTTTTTTGTCATAAAAAATGGGGGCGTAAACCCCCATTGTATTTTTTTATTTTTATTAAACTGTACTTGCTGCTGCTACGTTTCCACTTGCAATTTCACCAGTATTCTTTAATCTTATTGGAATAAAAATAAATTCTGCTGATTTTACAGGTTCAATAGCAACATCTACATATAGTTCATTACGATCAATTCTATCTGATGTATTATTTGTGTCATCACATACTACCAAATAATCATAAACACCACGCTTTGCAACTAAATCATTCAGTGTTTGTTCAATTTGTTGCTTTATTTCGTCTCTTGTTATTTTATCATTTGGTTCAAAAACAAACCCTGTAGCAATTGTCTGTAATTGTCGTCTTAAATATCCTGTCAGTCTTGATATGTTAATACGATCTAATGCACTAGTAGTTGCTGCTCTTGTTTTATTTCCATAGTTTAGTATTCCACTACCTTGGAAAAATGCTATTGGGTTAACTCTATTTGCGTATAGTGTGTCTCTTACACTTTCACGAATATTGTCGTTTATAAATGCACCTGTTGATGCACTAATATATCCAATACTTGCAACATTATCCACTAGTCCACGTCGTGTACCTGCAGGAGCAAACCAAGGAAAACTTATATCGTCACTTCTTGCAATTGTTCTTAATATTGCATGACTTGCTGGAACAACAATTGTATTATTGTTTAGATCGTTTGTTGTTGCACTAGGATAGAATACACCCAAATATGGATCGCTTGTTACTAAGCCATCTTCGTTGTTATCACTAGCTGATGCAACATTTGTTGCCCAATTTTCTATAGCAGTGCTTGTTGCTGCTAATCTCATTGGACTATCACCTACAACAAAAGCAGTCTGGCGTCTATCATTATTTAAACTTACCATGTTGCTAATTAGCTCTGGATATCCAGGTGCTGCAATAATATTAAATGTTCTTGCATCTTCACGCAATTCTGCACTAGCATCTAGAGCACTTTTCATTGCATTTACAACTACTGTTCTTACTGCCTTACGTCCAAATGTACTTCCACTACTTGTTACCCATGCATCCTTTTCAGTAGGTAATGTAGGATAAAGTGTAGTATCACTAAAGTTTGTTCTACTAAAGTAATCTGACTTAAATTGCTTTACGCCATATGTACTACGTCTTGTATTAAACAGTAGTATTCCACGTGGATAAACAGTAGGATCAGGTCGGTCAATATCTACATAATCACTTGTAAGTAATGTTTTAGTTGTTGGAATAGTACCAGTGACAACATCTGTTGTGCCATCACCCATAAAACGTGCATCACCAAAAATAATTCCATTTTCAGTTGTTGCATCGGTCTTATCTATAGCAACCCATTTTGCTTCACCTTCTACAGTCTGACGTCTGTAAAGTGCTGGATAATTTTCTAAGTCACTTGTGTCAATCCATAAATCGCCATTAACTAATGCACTGTCATCGCTTTGTAATGTTGGTGCAGTAGTACTAAAAATTACACCATTTGGATCTGTTTCACCTAATGCAAATCCTCTTGTATCTGTAATATTTTGGTATCCTTGCCATGTTGTTCCATTATGTATCATAATGTCTGCTTCAAAACCACCTGCATACCAATATGTATCTGCACCTGGATTTGCACTTGGCGCACTTGTGCTTGCAGTATATGTAGGAGCAATCCAGTTACTTACTATTAAATCACTGTTATTGCCTGCTCTTACTTGTCCTGTTGTAATACTTGTAGTAATACCTGCATCTGTTAAAGGAGTACCTGATGTATCTTTGAGAACTATCACTCCACCTAAACTGTGAGAAATTACCAAATATCCACCTGTGTCTACACTTGCACTTACATTGCTTACATTTGCTGCATTTATATCACTTGCCATATCTGCTAATGATGTACCACTTAGTGTTACTGTCACTGCAGTACTAAGTGTTGTACTATTTGCAGCACTAGCCTGTATAGTAAACTGTTCACTGGAAGTTAGCGGGTTTGCATCATTTACTAACCCTGTAACAGTTGTTGCACCTGTACTATATCTTTGAAACAATTTATATGTAACAGTATCGTTTTCTGTAACATCATACTGTATATAATAACTTCCTGTACTAATATCTTTACCACCTGTAGTATCTAGATTTTTTAGTGCAGTTTGATCATTTTCATATGCTGGTGCAGTACTTGAAACAAATGCTGCAGTTGAAGTGTTATATGTACTAACATCTGCTAAAAAGCCTAAGTTACTTGAAGTAGTTTTTACCCAAACACTTCCTGTTGGACGTGGCGTAGTATCTGTTGATTTCCATGCTGGAACTGTATAGTGTGGATCTTGTGCAATTAATGGTCTTGCATAAGTTCCTGCGGTTAAACCTGCATCAGTAAGTATTGTGCCACTTGCATTTGCTAGTACAATTTTACCATCTGCAACACTGTCTACACCTACTGCAGTACTGTTAGCAAAAATTTCAATTTTATTACTGTGTACTGCTGCAGTAACACCTGTAATACTTGCATTGTTTATACTTGTTGCTAATTCAGCAACTGTACTACCAACCATTGTTACAGTCGTGCCGTTAATTGTAATACTATCACCGTTTGTAAATCTTGGACTTGCAATTGTTCCTGCTATAGTAGCATGAGCTATTTGCCAACTTGCACTTCCTACTAATACCCAAGCATTGCTTCTGTTTTTATAATAAACAGGATTACTTGTATTTGTGGCAACTAGTGCATAATCACCTATAGCACCGATTGAAGTTTTTGGAACACCACCGTCTAAGTCAGTTGTGCTTGTAATTACTGTAGGAGTTTTATTTGTAAATGCACCTGTACTCTGGTTCCATTCAAATATTCCCCAACGTGTATCTGCACTTACGTCCCACCATACTGTATTATTTGTAGGATTTCCTAATGGACGATTAGCACTACTTGCTAGTTGTGCAAGATCAATATCTGCTCTTGTTACGTATGCTCTGTTGCTTACGCCTAGTAAACTGTAAGCTGCCATTAATCCATATTCATTTAACTCGTATCCATTGATAGGAGTCCCTGCAGTTGTGTTATAAAATGTTGGATTTCCAAATGTAGCAGTAAGTTCTCTCTGACTTCCAATTAAGTAAGTCTTGCCTGCGTTTGCTGAAGTAGTTCCTGCAGCAGTACCTGTACCTGTTCCACTTGTTTTATTCTCTGCAGTTGCAATTACAATTGCTGCTACTGTGCCTGCTGTTGATGGTGTGTAATTACTTTCGTCTATAACTGTAACTTCTACACCTGGTGATATTAGTGCCATGTTCTCTTTCCTTTTATAAGGTATTTCATATACTGTTATTTATCCACACACCCTCTAAATAACCTATTTTGTAAAATACCTTTAAAGGTATGGGTAAATAAGCATATGCAACGTATGTTTATATTATTACTTTTACTAATATTCACTAAAAGTATTAGTGCAGAAGAATGGGATAACACCAAAAAAACAATGTTTACAGTAAGCAATATTGCTATTGTTGCTGATTGGGCAACTACTACAAACCTTACTGGCAGACACAGTGAAGGATATTACGAAAAAAATAAAATACTAGGTAGAACACCTAACAAAGAGTCTGTGCATATGTATTTTCTTGCAAGGCTTGTTTCTAACTATTTGCTTGCGAAACATCTTAGCGAAGAATGGGATATAGTATATCTTGGATTGACAACTGTTGTACATGGTAGTGCTGCTATAAACAATCATAGTATAGGATTAAGGTATAAGTTTTGAGACCGATCTGTGAAACATGTGGACAGCGTCCTAGAGCAATAAATTACTATAAGGATAACAAACCTTATTTTAGAAAAAAATGTGAGCAGTGTTTAAAATTACATAAACCTGTCAAACCATTATGGGTAGATAGTGGGTATAAAGTAAAAAGAAAATGTGAGGCTTGTGGATTTAAACCAAGTCTAAGAACTCAAGTTACTGTCTTTTATATAGATGGCAACTTAAAAAATGTTAACAACCATAATCTGAAAACTGTATGCTTAAACTGTTATCAGGAGTTGATAAAGTTTGGGTGGAACCGAGGTGACTTAACACCTGATGTTTAAGAGTTTCAATTGAATTGTTATTTTCAATAGTAAGTGTAAACTCCTCGTCACGTCTAGCCCACTTCCATTCACTTGTGTGTACTTCAGGAAAAACAACTTTCATAGTGCTGTTCAGTTCCTCGCTTACATTTGCTTCATTACAATTAATTGCAGTTTCCCACCATAGTGGAACATCACCACGTCTTACTTGCCAAACTTGGCCGCCTATATCACGTATCATATTTTGTTCATTTGCAAATCTTACATCTGGTATAACATAATTTCCTGGCTTTTGTAGTAATTCTTTTTTTAATAAACTTACCCATATACCATCGTAGAAACCATCTCTCATACAGTCTGTGCCAAATTCTTGTAATACTATTCTCGGTGTAATTGTTCTGCCTGTTTCAGCAGTCCAAAAATCGTCAGGTTGTTCTCTCCAAGCACGGCTTTCATCTGTGTCGCCTTCGAGCATTGCTCTATCCCAACCAAACACAGTAGCAACGCCATCTTTTAATTTATCAGCGAAACTAACTTTTTT